CTTTAGTTTTAAGAGGACGTCTTCCAAAATGGTATGTAAGTGCATGGGAAGTTATAATGACTAAAACTCCATTTTGAGTTACTTCAGCTCAGAGATTTATCTCTTATGCTGTAGGTAACCCTATGGGGCTTTACTCATCATGAGCTTCTTTTGCAGTTGCACATCATTTTGTTGTTTATATCGCCTGTTTGCAGGTCGGTATAAACTGGAAAACGGCCCCTTATGTTTTACTAGGAGATGACATTGTCATTCGCCATGTAAAACTAGCTGAGGCATATATCAAGATCATGAGCACCCTTGGTGTCGAGGTTAGTGAATTGAAAACTCACCGATCTCCTCACTTCTTGGAATTTGCAAAACGTTTGTTTTACAAAGGCCAGGAAATAAGTCCTTTCCCTCTTTCCGCCCTACGACTCACTGGTAATAAGTTTTGACTTATTGCTAGTGTGTTGTATGAGCTTGAGAGAAAAGGCGCTTGGGTGGCATCTAAAGGAATACCGGAAGCAGTATCTGGATGGTTTAAACTTATCTTTCATTATAAGGCAAATTCTTGCCTTATTTTAAAAGAAAAGGTTTGAGGAACAATCTCCATTATTAAAGTAATGAAGGGAACCTTGAGTGGTGGGCAATTCATGACTGAATATGCGCACTCTCTCGGTTACTTAACGGGGAGAACTATATCTGATATAGTTGCCCAAAATATTCTTGCGAATATTGCCGTTGAGTTGTTCTCCAATTCCATGCCGGGATCCGATTCATTCAAGAAGAAGTCTAATATCCCACTCGGGGAATTAGCTACTTCATGAGTGATCCGAATAACAGCATTGTTTGACCATCCAGATCCTACCATTAGTTCATCTTGTATGGATTTAGTACAGGCTCTTCCACAACCACCTGCCTACGGGTTGGTTGAAGAGATGTATGTGAATCTATTAAAGAGAGCCCGTAGGATTGATACTGTAGAAGGGGGAAATTGGCCGATATTACTTCGGACAATTGCCCTTCCATTAGATGATACGATCTTTGTAGAAAGAACGTCTCGTCTAATAGTCAAAGGCTCGATGTTAGTCTCAAAACATCTTAAAGAAAGACTTGAGATGATTGATATGTATCCTTCTTTACTAGATTTCTAGGTATCTTTGCCTAGAAATGTAATAAAGGAGAATGCAATAGATTAATTAAATTATTTCTGCTGGATTTATCCAGTTAAAATAATTTAATAATCTAGACGGTCTTTCAAACCGTTATTAATCCCTCAAATTGATCTTTAATTTTATCTTCAATCCTTCCTGTTTAAATATAAAATAGTCCCGTTAAACGGTTACTAATTATATAAGAGCAGTAGGGAGTAGAGAGAGGACTGCACTATAC